CAATAGGGTATTTGCTCCAGCGATTGGAGACTAATGAAGGATCGAGCTTGATGGCTCTTGCCTTCTCATGTTTGGTTCTGGTGCGCTGCTCGGCGACAGTGCTCCAAAGGAGTTGTAGATTACCAACTTCTTTTGGTAGGTCGAGGTATGGCCTGAACTGGAATTGGGGTGCGCTCTCAGTGACTGTCGGCAGCAGAGAGAAGATTCCTTGCTGCTCGTTGTTTGCATGTTCCTTCAGCACAGAACTATAGTTCCCAGTCATCCTGATCTGCGTGATTCTGATCTGCTCTGACGGTGTGGGTGCCCACCTTGACTGTGTTTGCAAGTAGTCTTGGGTGCCCAATGATGGTAGCTCATGGAGGCTCAATCCGCCGCCGTGGTCCACAATCTCTAGTCCTTGGAGCCCCATGATCGCCCAATGGTCTGGGAGTAGCCATCTCCAGTCGCGCCATGAGGTCTTCCGTTCGTAAGTGGTCAGTTGGGCCATTGTGTTGATGACAGCTTCTTCAAGTTCCTGTAGTGTCGAGACTGTAGTGCAAGGCCTAATGTTCGCTGCATCAGCCCAGAGGTCCCACATCTCAGCATGGCGCTCTTGGGGGCAATGTGCTAGCAGCTGGTCCCTGTAGGCCGTCCTGTCCAGCCTGACAGCACCGACGGCTCTGCCTTCGGGCACGGTTGCGCGCCCCCAGGCTAGTAGTGGTGTGAGGGGGTCCCCCTGCCGGGCATGCAACCGGTCCAGGGCCTCTGCAGCCTCCGGTCCGTGTGCCTCAGCAGTATACCGCCTTCTCCAAGTCTGTTCCCAGCTCCGTGTTGCGTCCACATCCAGGAACCCGTATTTGCGAGTGAGGGTGGTCTTACCGGAGCGTGGGGGTACAACTATGGCCACGGGGTTTGCGGTCCGCAGCTCATGGTGCATGAATACGCCTCCCAGCACCCAGGCCCAAGCCTTCTCGACCTCCTTGGGTAGGGCACCCCTGGAAACCAGGGTCACGGCGTGGTCGGCGGCTCCTGTGACCAGTCCCCTGAAATCCACTCTAGGCATCTTGTACCAGTTACCCATTGCGAGCGTGGCAACAGTGGCAGCCAGTGGCTTTGAGATCTTGGGCACCGTGCTCCACTGTAGGAATTCATGCCGCAACTTTCCAAGCATCTGCTTAGATGGGTTGAGATGCCATCCTCCCCACATGTGTGCAAGGAGATATATGAGGGCATCACTTTGATCCCGGAATAGGGAGTCCTCATCGTCACCACAAATGTAAGTCCTGATGGGCCTGCACTTCCAAAGGTTCGGGTACATAGAGACAGCTACCTGCTGATACGCTGCATGGAGCATTGTGTTGTCCCTGGCAGTATTCCTGTGGCCGCTCCAGAGACCGCTGCTGGAAAGCCCGCTCACTTCGGGCGCTCCCTGCACGAATGGTGTGCGGTGGGCCTTGGCCATCAGCATGCTGACCAGAGCTTGCTGCGCCCTCCCACTGGAGTTCTCCTTTTCAGCTGCCTGTGATTGGGCCCATGCGATAGCATGGTTGACCAGGGCAAGTTCTGGATTGCTGTGGTCTTTGTTGAAGTCGGTGTAGTCTTGGGATAACCACCAGTGGTCGCACCAGCTGTTCCCTTTGTCCGCAGCTGCCCATTCAGCAATGTCAGCAGGCCGCTGGGAGGGGACCATCCCTGCGACGTTCATGTTCTTTTCGAGGCCATAGCTGGCATAAGCTGCATACCACGCTGAAAGGTCATCTTGAGCATAGAGGGCCCGCTGTTTAGCACCAGGTTCATGCTTGGTGCTAGTGCGGGCTATCATCAACGGTCTACCGGCCAACCATGATTGCACATCCTCCTTGGGCAGTGCCTCCCAGACGGCCTGCTTGTTGGGTCGTGGCTTGGAGTCCACATACCATGGCATTCTCCCCTCGACTTGTCCTAGTAGGTTGCGCTTACGGAGACTGCTGCTCCCGCCTGGCAGGTTCAATGCCCGCTCCTGCCACCATGTCTCTAGAGTGGGGCCTGCTGGTGCGGAGCCCACAACTTCAACCGCGATGCGCTTGAGTGCAGTCCACATCATCTGCAGATAGTGACGCCTCCCATTTGGG